CACCGGCACCAGCAAGTTGAGAGAATCCATACGCTCCCAACATTAAAGCGCCTGCCATTAGCATGAAGTTCATGAAGCCATCAGAATGCGTGTCGTTGTACCACTTCTCGTAATTACTGCCGACTGTCTTCATTACTTCGCCAGTGTGGGCAGAGATGTCTTCTGGCGTCACTCCGGCGGCAGTAGCTTGTCCAGTAATCTTTTTGTACTTTCCTTCAAGATTCGCCATTTCCTCTACTTGAGCCGGAAGTTGGTCTGCGATTTCTTCTGGATGCGTAGTCTTTAATAGCCAAATGTCTGCATAGGCATTAGCGGCAGCGTCTTTATAAAACTTTGACGGGTCTTTAGCGTATAGATCAACAACCGCCTCTGGGCCATATTTCTTAACGGCGGCGTCGGATTCTTCGTCTGTGTCAAAGGTAGGCTTCCCAGAGCCTGTTACATAAAGAGGTAGTTCTACCCATGTTCCTGACTTAACATCAGCCCTCTTCTGTGACCCGTAATTTTGCTGCCCCGGAACAATTTCTTCAAATTTTGTTCGGTTTAAATCTGCGTAACCTGACCGCACATCTCTGAAAGGATTATTCAGCTTGGAAAGCTCCACGAAGTTTTCAGGCAAGGTTATGCCTTTTTCTTCTGCAATCCTCTTGGCATCTGAAAAGAACCGCTGGTCTGCTGCCTGTGTAGCTTCAGCAGAACGGTTAATGGCTGAAATAACCCTTGATGGGTCTTTCATGTACATCTTTGTGTATTCGTCCCTCGCCTTGTCATCAACAGGGCGATCAAGAACATTCTTATACAAATCTACTACAGCAAGTTCAGCAGATAATCTTCGGTTTGGCGCAACATTACCCATGCCACCTTGATATTTAAGGGCGTCAAGATCTTCTTGAGTAGCCTTACGGCCTAAATTAGTCTCAATCCAAGACGTAGCAGCCTCTGGCGTTGCATTTGTAGGCAAGGCTTTAGGATCAACTGGCTCTGGCTGAACTCCATATTGCATATCAATCCCTCGGGTTTACTGCACCAACAACGGCTTCTGCCCAGTCCATCCAATTATCAAAGACGTAAGGCCCCGGAATACCCTCATTGGTGAAGACATCAATTGCTTTTAGACCAGAAGCCCATTCCTTCCAGTCTGTACTGTCGTTAGGAATAGCCAACTGTTGTGTAGCATATAATTCACACATTAACGACGCCCAAGACACAAACGTATGCGCCCTTGGATCATAAACAAGCGAGACGTCAGACATTAATAACCCCTTACGTCGCCGACATTTGCACTTAATAACAACCGGCCTAGCTGATAATCCCCGCCAGATACGTTAGAAACAAACTTCAGGCGGAACTCACGCCGCTGCTCACGAATGTCAATCTTGTTCGTGGTATCTGTAAAAGGATACGCAGCACTTTGCTCATCATCAGACTGCGCATAAGGACGGCCAGTTACGTACATCTCCATCAGCCCAGTCTGAATAAAGTCAGGCTCAACACGCTCAACGTGCAGCCAAACATTATCCCCAACCGGAGAAGGCTGTGATGGGCCACCACCTACCCAACCAAGGTCGGATGTCTCAAAGTAGCTCTCAATTGCATTAACAGAAACTCCGCGAATGTCATCTGTCCCAAACTCATGCTGCCACAAGGAAACATAATCCATCAGCGTGCTGACAGATAAAACAAAGCCTGACCCAACAGGGATAGATGCGCTTAAAGAATCACCTGCCGTATAACCCGTTCCATGAGCCGTAATAACGACAGCAGTCACAATCCCACCTGCGACTGTGATCGTGGCAAAGGCACCTGTTCCAGTGCCTCCTGTGAGGGCTGTATTCGTGTAGGTGCCGTTTGTATATAAGCTACCAGCGTTTGATATGGCAACTGCATTGACGCCACCAGAGGCGTTAATAGTCCACTCGGCATTAATTGGGAAGCGGAAAACCTGAGAAAAGAACCCAGCAGAACGAGCAGCACCCGGAGCAAATCCAGCGTCGTACCAAATATTCTCACGCACATTATAGATAATGGCGTTATTACACTCCTCTGAGTCGCCAGAAGGGTAGAACCACCAGATCTCGCCATAACGAGGAACCTTTGTTACCCAAACCTTCTGCCGTTGGGCATAGTTCAGATTGTCAAAGAAATAGTTCTGGTTCATTGTATTAGGAACTTCCTTGACAACACCGTTGTACATAAGGAAGCGGTCAACACCACACCAATAATAGATACCGTCATATTCAATCACTGACTGAGACGACAGAATAGAAGACTGGCTAGAAATGATGTCATAACGCCAAAACAACTGAGTTGCTACACCACCAACAGTAATGGTTGTTGGGTTGTAAGAAACCCTAATTAGGGAATCTAGTGACCAAAACAGGCCAGAAGGCGAGTTAGAACCACCACGTACAGGCAAACCCTTAACAATCTTATTGCCTGCTACGTTGTTCTCGTTAGCGTCTGCGCTAGTCCAATTCGTTGGATCTCCAGCGGCACAGTTCTTAATCAACCCATTATTGCCGTAAACAAAGACATAAGGATGCAAAACGACTACCCCACCACTGACCTCAATGTCGTTGGTGCCGTCATTCATTGCCGCCATTGTCGTACCAGTAATGTCACCAATCAAAACAGGCGTATTGGTATCGCTTGAAATGTCTGAAAGGGATTGGCTAGGATGCGCTACTAACTTAGCCTGACCCGCGCCAGTAGTATCGTAAAACGTATCAAATTGCCATAGATTATTTGCGCTGGCAGTAAAGTCAGTCAGCGTAAAGTCAGAGATCCCTGACCCAGTTCCTGTGTTCGTAATAGGAAGGACTTGCAAGCCATCAGAATAGCCGTTAAAGACGTAATTGAAGTTATTCTGAGGGTTGACATAGATTCCCCTAGATGGGCCTGCCAGAGAGGCTGTAATTTGCCTATACCCTAATATCTTACGTGGGCGGGATCTTTGGAAGCGAACCCAGCGACCATCGTTGTAGAAGGTCTTATCAAGAACAGTGCCGTCTCGTTGAATACCGGCAGCAGTATCTAAGGCAAAGACTTTCTTTGTCATGTGAACACTCCACCGGAAATACCGCCAGAGAATGTCCCTGTACCCGTTACCTGAACCCCTGTTGCAAGAACATTCATCCTTTGTGTTCCTAAGACAGAAACAGCAAACTGACCAGCGCCGGGTCTGTACGCACCTGTACTTGTCTCTGCGGCAAAGTTCAATGAAGGCGTCCCTACCGTTCCATTCAACAAGCTGACAACCGTAGCACCTGCCTGAGTCGTATTAGCGTTAAGGAAGTTCGTGCCATCACAAATAACCGTAGCCTGCTGCCCCGGAGGAATAACAGCGTTAGCCCCACCGACTACATTTGTGGTCAGAGTAAGTGAATAACCGCCATCAATAGTCTGATTACTAACGACATAAAAATTGACTGTAGGAGGATAAATAACAGTAACATTGCCAGTTAACGTCCCTACATATTGTTGAATGGTGTTTGCCGCCTCAGAGGGCGTTAACGTGTAGCTACCTGTAACAACAGGCTTAACAAGCGCCGTAAATACAAATAAGTTGCTAACACCGTAACCAATCGTAATGAACGCAGAGCCTGTGCAAATAATAAACGCAGACTCGTCTGGGGCAAAGGTTTTTGTTAACTGGCCGTCAATTAGCTCTGTGCCATTACAATCAATGATGACAGAGCCAGTACCGTTATTCTTAAACAACGTAAACCAATTGTTCCCAACAGAGGCAGCAGAAGGCAAATAGATCGTGCCCGCACCGCTAGACCATACCTTAGCCTGCGCACGGTCAGAAGCTGCAAACGTAGCCCCGTTAACGATAGAAGAGGCTGGGTGGCTTTGATTCAGGGTGCTGGAGATAGCCAACAGCCCGTAACCCTGCAACGTAGCAGCGTCAGCAGAAGAGGTGCCTGCACCAAATGCAATAACCCCCCACGTACCGCCTACCGTAGCGTTATTCGTCAGGTAGATATACTGAGCCTGACCTGCCGAAATAGACAGGATAGTCGCACCAGTGCTTGTCTTTACTGTAAAGGTATTAGACCCAGTATTCCTAATTAGGGAATCTGTACCTACAGAGGTCTGGTTGCCCGGAGGCATTGTCAGGCTCAAGCTACCTGCGGAGGCCGTAATATCCATAATACGAGCAGCATAGTTGCCAGTCGCATTGCCATTAATAGGCCAGCTTAATGTTGTATCCGCAGATAGCGTAAACCCACGGTAACTTACGTCCGTGGGCTGAATTACGTCTCCGGTAAACGGCGATACATAGCTCATTATGAATCCATCGCAATAGCTTGACGGTCACCAATACGCTGCAAGTCTTCTGTCTTCAGAGTATTAATGATCAAGTCGTATTCTGCCCGCCACATTGCCATGCGCTCGTCGTTCTTTAGGAACGGCATAGCTTGAAGGAGGGAGCCATAAAGCATAGCCTGCGGGGCATATTCAGTGAACCAGTTTGTCTGGTTCGAGACATCCAAAGGCTGTACACGCTCATAGTACAGAACCTCGAAGGTATAGGCAGCGGCAGGCGTAGGAGCTATCAGCCAGTGCGTATAGTCGTAGTCTGCGTAGAACTTAGGAACATCTTGAAGTGTGGCTTCAGGCCAGTATTCACGCAGGTATTCGTACTTACGCAGGAAGACGGGACTCTTTACCCCAGCTACCGTTACGTTCATGGAAACTGTTTTGTGCCATCTTGCAGGCTTTGCAATAACAGGGTTGCCCAGAACCATCGTGCTTTCGTTGACAGTCAGATTGCCCAAAAACTTAATCTGGGAGGCGATAACCTGCTCTGCCAGCATGATAAAGGTAGGGATCTTGTCAATCGTAGCGGTGTCAGTACGCTCGAGATAACTCGCAATGTCTGCCGCCAAACTCGTGTACGTCATCACAGCAGCCATTAGAAGCCACCTTTTGGTTGGTATTTCGTTGCCATTTTAACCCTCAAATACGTCTATAACAAGTACAAAGCTCTTTCGTCCTTGCGACGGGTTACTAAACCCTTTAAGATCTTGCCGCCTGCCTTTGTATACTTCAGGAATTCCTCTGCCGCCCCATCGTAATCACCTCGGTTATGCTTCTGCCGTAAGGTACTACGTTGTAAGGTTCCTAGCCCAAGGTTGAAGCTAAAGCTGACCAATGCGTCCAACTGCCCTTGAGAAGTAATAACAGGGCAATACTTGGATACACCTCTGATAAACCTCTCAAGATCCTTAGCAAGTACAGCATCAGCTTCCTCTATCGTAAATTGCCTGTTCCACCCCTCTGGTATCGGCAGAGACTTCCTCTGCTCTAACGGGATCCTTGTGTGATTCGGGTCGCACACATGCCCAACAAGGCATGTCCACAAAAGAGCCGGACAACGGTAAGGACGAAGCCTGATTCCTTCGTGGTGCCGCACCATCTTTAAGCATTGTGGGCTGACGTTCATTTGCCAAACGCCCTTCCCCCAAAATGGAAGGCGATTATTGAGGCGAACAAGGCTTGAGTCTCATCATCCCAAAGCTGATCTGCGAGGATGTCAAAAGATACATTGTTATTAACACCGTGGATGTACAGGCCAACATCAATTGCCACCAGCAAGAAAAAGAAGCCAAACGTGATGATCGGACGCACACCTGCACGGAGGTTCTTCATCCACTGGCTGGTACCCTCATTCAAGCTCATATCATGGGCATAAATAGCCTGCATTTCAGCTTGCTGGGCACCCATTAAGGTTTGCTGAGTATCTGCCTCAGACTGTACCTTAATCTCGTCTAGCTTGATCTCTTCAATCTTGGCCTGAGCAGCAAAACCAGCAGCAGCCAGTTGTAGCTCACGCTCGGTTTGCATGGCTGCTAACTTTAGCTCATGACCCTTATCTGCACGGTCTTGGAAGAAATCCAGAATCTTAGGTAAGCCACCCATTAGAAAGCTTACTAAAGTTGAAAGAAGTGTCAGCATTAATCTTTGCCCCCGTTTTTGAACATCCACCACACTGCGTACATGATAAAGCTACTGATCGACACGCCAAACACCACGGCCAGCCATTCTTGAATGCTTTGGATACGCTGCTCTTTCTTACGCTCAATCTCCCGCAGGCGCATACGCTCCAGCCTAGCCTCTTCCTCTATTGCGTCCCTGCGCTCTTGAATGATGGCATCCCGCCTTTGGCACATCTCTTCGTAAAGACCAGACTCATTACCGCTGCCGTAGATCAAAGCCTCACGAAGCTCTACTTCCAACTTGAACATTTGCCTACTAGCAAACATTGCGTCTAACGCTTCAGCAGTAGCGTCTTTCTGCTTACCTAGCTTCTTATCATGCTCGTGCTGAACTACCGCAGCCTGAATCTCACCTTGTGCGGTGAAAAAAGCACTAATATCCTTGTAGCAATCCTGTATTTCGTGGCCGAGCGCTATCGCCTCTTTTACGCCAGCAACTGCCGCCTTGGCTATTGCGAACGCTGCACCAATCGTGATCGGATCCATATATCGCGTCTTCGTTAAGTTTTATTACATTGGCCTGAGTAAACTTTTGATACCCCGGCAGGTCTGGCATTGGGATCGTTTCTATCTCCGCACCAAACTCTGCACGGGCTAATTTAGCAACATCTAAAAATGACATCGTTCTACCGGTGCCTACGTTCCAAATGCCTGACTTATCAATATCAAAAAACTTCTTGTGGATTTCAATCACGCGTCCAACATGAATAAAGTCCCGCTTAAAGTTCTCACTGCCCTCAAATATCTTAATCGTTCCAGTCTTAGCCTGCTCCCTAAACTTATGGAACGGTGACGCCTGCTCACCCTTATGATCCTCGTGGGGGCCGTACACGTTAAAGTACCTAAAAATCTGTACCGGCGCTACTGGAGTAATCTTACCCAGATACTGCTCAACCATCTCCTTAGACAGCGCATACAT